ATTGAATACTACTACTCAATTTATGTGTGATATCTGCCCTCACAGGAGTCGCTATAGATAATAATGTAAAGAGAAATAATACTCTTTTCATGGTTTTTATTCCATAGTATGCTAGCCTTATTTAGCGTAAGTAGAATTACACATGCCGATTCAAGTCACAGACAATTTTCTCAGTCCAGATCAGCACAAAAAACTATCTAATTTTTTATTAAAGGATGGTTTATGTGAGTGGAAGTTCAATGATAGAAAGGTGTCTGACAAAAAGAATGATGACAATAGTGATTACCAATTTACTCACCTCTTCTATACATTTCATTCTCTAACTGGTACAGCAAGGCACATTACATCTAGTCAGATAGACATTTTAGTACCACTTCTGAATAAGATAAGGTTCATATCTCTTCATAGAATCAAAGCGAATCTTGAACCTATAAAACCACAGAGAACACATAGTGGATTTCATTATGATGTGCAGATGAATGGTAAACCATGCCCTGCTATGACTACAGGTATATACTATGTGAATACTAATGATGGTTACACAGAGTTTGAGACAGGAGACAAGGTAAAGAGTGTTGCTAATAGATTTGTAAAGTTTCCGTCAGACATCAAACACAGAGGAGTGTCTCAGGTTGACACTAAAGTAAGGTGTGTGCTAAACTTGAACTACTTTGAATTCCCATAACATACCAATGAGAATATTTTTAGACACAGCAGATACAGAGATAATAAAAAAACACTATGGTAGTGGTTTGATTGATGGTATTACTACTAATCCATCTCTCATTATGAAGAGTGGTAGACATCCAGAGGATGTATATCAAGAACTCAAAGACTTAGGAGTAGATGACATAAGCATGGAGGTGATGGGCAACTCATCTAATATGATTGTTGAAGGAAGAAGACTAGCGTCAAAATTTGGTAAGTGTGCAACCATCAAGGTACCATGCACATATGAAGGATTGATTGCATGTAGGCAATTATCAAGAGAACTTATACGTGTGAATGTAACACTTATATTTGATGTGGCACAAGCAATACTATCAGCGAAAGCAGGTGCAGCATATGTGTCACCATTTGTAGGAAGACTTGATGATAATTCCATTACTGGTTTAGATCTTATCAAGAAGATTGATGATGTCTTTAGAGTTCAAGCTATACATAGAACTAGAATACTATCAGCGTCAATTAGATACGTAAATAGTGTGTCTCAATCATTTGCTCATGGTGCTGACATCGTAACGATGCCACCTGCAGTGTTTGAGAAAATGTACAACCATGTCCTTACAGATAAAGGACTAGAGATCTTCGACAATGATTGGAAAGAAGTTGAACCTTTACTTGAAAAGCAAGAGACACCTCACCAAGAGTAAGGAGACATGGGGTAGGCACTGTGTCTTTGCATTCTTTGCAGGTGTCAAATTAATATATGCTGGCATCGCTAGTATTATTCATGGTCTTGTCCCTGCTTTTTTTGAGGGCACAGCAGCAATAACTGTGATAAAATTATATCATCGTAGATTAGTCAACCATCCAAACCCTGATTATGCAAAATACATTGATAACGAGAGAGGTAATCAATAAAAATATAAAGTACACTGGTTGCAGTGGTAATCGAGACAGTGATAAACTGTATGATTATAATGATCTATGCAAAGAGATTGATAGGTTCAAGAATATACTTCAGCATAACAACGCACAAAAAGGTCAGACCGTTTATAATTTTATGAGAGGAACAAGATCTGTATCTTTATTCTTTGCTGCCTCTGAACTCGGTTTGATTACATGTATTACTGACGTAACTAAAAGTTCACGTAAATTATTTTTCGATAATGAAAATTATATTGATGCAAAAACTAAGAGTGTTATGCCTATTGATTTTGTTTTTGAGGATAAGATAAGTAAAGAATTCTCAAAACGAAAAATGTATTGTGATATCGCAGAGACAGTAATTGTTTACGATAAAAATTTTGATTGTAGTTATAATAATATAATAAATGCCACTGATGATTCTATCATAGCAAAGACATGTAGTAGTGGAACTACTGGTACACCTAAATCGATTTCACATTCACACTCATTCATTTGCAAACTAGCAAAAAGAAATTCAAAGTCTTTCTATGGTAATGTGATGTCCACAAATATTTTTCATCACGCCAGTAGTTTTGCCACCTTCTTTTTACCATCATTACTCTCAGATAAAGTAGAGTGTGTACACTATGACTACGAGCAGAATTATCTGACAGATAATATAAAAAATATTGACCATGTGCAATTTCCATATACAAATAATATAAAACAATTTCTTACTCAAACTATTTCTGATACACCTCAACTGAATGTTTATACTCTGGCGAAAGTGGACACTTCATGGAAGAAATATCTAGGTGTTAAAATAAAAGACATCATTAGTTTATTTGGAAGCAGTGAAACAAGTGGACCTATTTTTACTCAAAACCTTAGTGACGAGAATTTTGAGGTAGATAGATTTGTAGACCCTGATGGGTGGTACGAACCAAAAATTATAGATGGTAAGTTGAACCTTACTGGTGATAGATTTGAATACAACGATGATGGTTCTTACAAATTTTTAGGTAGAGATGATGTTGTAAAGATACAAGAACAAGAAATAAGTTTACGTGAAATAAATCAAGAAGCAACTAAACTCATAGGAAGATGCCACGTAACTCTTGACACTAAACTAGATAAAGTTTACCTATGTGTGTGGAACAATGAAGATAAATTATCAAGTGAGATAGAAAAATTTATATCTCTCAATAAATTAGACATACAAACAAAAATTTTTTCTTGGTTAGATCGTGAAAAATTTATGTGTGGTATAAAAATAGATAACGAAGCAATAAGAGATCACTTTAGGTGGTTGACTTAGTTTTATATTGGTTATATACTATGAGGATAATGAATTATTATGAAAGAGAAAGAGTTTAGACCATGGGGATGGTTCAAGGTCTTGCAAAGAGGAGACAATTATTGTGTGAAGGAACTCTTTGTCGAACCAGACATGAGAATTTCACTACAGTTTCATCGCTACAGGACTGAAGATTGGGTTGTTGTCAATGGCAATGGAACAATCACACAAGGTAATCTAGAAACCGACTGTAAGGTTGGAGATACATTCTTCATACCAATTGAACAACGACATCGTATCATGGGTGGTAAGAAAGGCATCACAATTATTGAAGTGCAACGAGGTAAGTGTATTGAGGATGATATTGTAAGACTAGAGGATGATTATAATAGAGTAGAACACCACACATGGGGTCACTACGTATGACGTACATAGTTACTGGTGGTGCAGGTTTTATTGGCAGTAATTTTTTACATTATATACACAATGATACAGATTTAATTGAACCAGTGGTGGTGATGGACAACCTATCATATGCTGCTAATCTAAATTTTATACCCAGAACAGATCAATTTATTTTTGAGTGGTGTGACATTACTAATGAGAAGAATGTAAATTATATTTTTGACAAATACAAACCAAGAAAAGTATTTCACTTTGCTGCTGAGAGTCATGTTGATAGGTCTATAAAAAACTATAGACCATTCTTAGAATCGAATGTAGTTGGCACTATCAATCTATTGAATGCTAGTGTGAAACATGAGGTTGAAAAGTTCCATCACATCTCTACTGATGAGGTGTATGGTTCTTTAGAGTATGAAGACGAAGAATTATTCAAGGAGACTACACCCTATGACCCAAGAAATCCCTACTCGGCAAGCAAAGCAGCCTCTGACTATTTTGTCAAGACGTGGCATAACACTTATGGTTTACCTTATCTTATTACTAACTGCAGTAACAACTATGGTCCTCATCAACATATAGAAAAACTTATACCACTTGTGGTAAGTAATGCTTTGGATAACAAGATAACTTACATGCATGGTGGCGGTCATCAGATAAGAGATTGGTTATATGTTTACGATCATTGTGCTGCTATATGGGAACTAGAAGTGCAGGGTATTATGAATGATCACTTCAACATAGGTGGATCATGTGAGATGAGAAATATAGATGTCACTAAGATGATACTAAAGATGATGAAGAAACCTTATACTCTTATAGGTATCAACGAGGGAAGACCTGGTATTGACAAACGGTATGGTATGGATCATAGTAAGATAACTAACAAAACAGGGTGGAGACCATTCACTGATTTTGATATAGGTCTCAGAGCAACTGTTACTAATTACATTGAGGAACTAACATGATTTCATTGTATGGTTGTGGATTTGTAGGAGGCAAATTCAATTCACTTTATAACTCGGAGGTGCAGGTACAGGAGAGAGATGATAGGTACCCACATCACAATGATATATTGTATATGATATCAACGATTGATAATTATAATGTCCATGATAAAATCACACTTGATGTTGATACAAATTTGAAGATTCTATGTGAAGTCCTTGACTACTGTAGATCAGAAGATATAACATTCAACTTTGTTTCATCATGGTTTGTGTATGGTAAGGGTGGCGATGTACCTGCAAGGGAGGACTCTCCATGTGATCCCACAGGTTTTTATTCTATTACAAAAAAATGTGCAGAAGATCTTATCATATCTTTCGCACAAACTACAGGTATGAAGTATAGGATACTTAGACTATGCAATGTCATGGGAGAAGGAGATACAAAAGCAAGTAAGAAAAAGAATGCTATACAATGGATGGTCAATGAACTGAAAGCAGATAGAGATATTAAGGTATATGATCACGGATCTCATTGTCGTGATATAATGCATGTAGAGGATGTTTGTAGAGCAATCAAACTTGTTATGGACAAGGGTGAATTGAATGAGATCTACAACATAGGGTCGGGACAACCCACAAAGGTTAGTGAGATAGTAGAACTCGCTAAACATTTCACAAGATCTCGTGGTGAGATAATAAACATCGACCCACCTGAGTTCCACAACAATGTACAGACTCAACACTTCTGGTTGGATACAACTAAGTTGAAGAAGTTGGGTTTCGCACAGCACATCACCAATGAATTTATTGTCAAGGATTTATGTATAGTCTAAATGAACAGGTAGGAAATTTTATACT